GAAATGTCTAATATTTTATTATTAACAGTGGCAAAATAATTTTTAGACAGTAAAGTTGTAGATGCTCCAGAAACAGCAGAATTAGATGTAATATTAATTCTCCTAGAACTTGGTATGGAGCTTATGGTAAAAGTATCTTGATATACTAAATTATCACTGGAAGAATATAGTGTGATAGAATTATCTACTGGATTTTGAGCATTAGTTACTGATAAAACAGCCGGAACAAATCCAGTTGTGGTTCCTATCCCAGAAACAACACTCAATAAGTTACCTACAGCATAATTACTTCCACCAGACATTATCTCAGCGGAAGTTACAATGCCACCTACATCAACGGCAATTTTAAAGGAGGCTGATTCTCCGCCAGATGTAGTGGTTACACCTACACCATAATAAGTTCCTGCTAGATAGGAAGAACCTGCACTTACAATAGAAACTGAGGTTATTGCAGAAAGCCCATGATCAACATCAGTGTATAATGTATGAGCAGTTCCTGCAAGGTTTGAAATTACCCCCGTGATTCCAATACCAATAGAAAGGTCAGAAGATAATTTATTAAAAGATTCTCGCGTTACTGAATTCTTTTTATCATTTACTATAACATTTCCTATTAAATTATGCTCGGCAAAGCATTGAGTCTGAATAGGATTTGTATTTGAATTATCTCTTTCTAATTGAGGATATAGATGCTGCAGAGGCTGGGTAAAACTGTAATCAGTAAATGGGGCTATTGTTGGTTTTACTGAGCTATGGACTACTGTTAATTCATACAAACCATCTTGTTTGTCTTGTATATATTTTTTAACTTCTTTAGATTTATAAATTTGGAAAACATTATTTGTTTTTTTCCTTTTAACATAAGGAAGATCTGAATTCCTTGTAGTGGTGTTATTTGTAAATAATCCAGGATCACTGCTTAGAGAAACAGTAAAAGTTCTAGAAGTTGGAGTACTCGCTACGACATAAACTCCATTATAACCACTAGGAGAAACATTAAAGATTTCTACTGAATCAGCTACTTTTAGCTTATGTGGGAGTTCAGTGGTAAAAGTTGCAACTGACGCGCCCCAAGTCGCATTACTAATAAACTTGGGATTTCGTAAATCTGTTTCAGAAGAAAGATCTATGCCACCAAAATAACGATTAAATTCAGTACCAGAAAGACTGGAATTTCCGCTTTCTTGAATTATAAATCCGTTTACTGGTGGTCTTGCAGATGCTGCTGTATTTTTTGGTATGCAGTATAAGAATTTATAGAGTTTATTTTCTTCTGATCTATTATCTGGAGTTCTGGTGATGTATGTTTTTCCGGTTAAATTATAAGAAGCATTTTTTATTAAATCATAAATTTTGTTGTCGGTTGAACTTACATTAATAAACCAGTTATTAGAAGCCGAATCCCACTGAATCGGGTGCCCTGGTTCGTTTGGCACTTTATCATATACTTTACTAGAGATAGTTAATGTCCCACCTTTTTTGTTAGGTAAAATTGCAACATTGTTCAACGCATTATTGAGTGTTACTGCAAGTTTTACTTGAGTAGAAGTAAGAGAAATATCTATTGTCGAATTAATAATATAATAAATAGATCCTTCAATAACCCCATCTGGAAGATACGCATTATTTGAAATCACTCTTACCTTTTCACCTGCCTCAAAAGTGTGAGCAGAAGTTAAAGTAAAAATTCCATTTAAAATAGAGTTTTCGGTGTCATTATTTTGGCGTTGAACGACAAAAGACTTTTCGTAAGAGGAATTTGTTCCGGGGACTACTACTTTAGAAGAAGTTGTGCTTGGATAATCAATAAATATTTTTTCGTCAAGTTTCGCACCAATTTTGTAACCGTCTTTAAAATGTTTTGGTGGCGAGTCTAGACTGGTTGCATTATGAAAATATAATCTTGTTGTAGTGGCGGCCCCAGAAGATGCAGTCGTAGTTACACCAACGTTAATTCTTGGAAATTCTACACTTATCGTATCTTCTAATGTCTCTTGTGGTGGGATTACACCAACAATAAATCCATAATTATCCTGCCTAAATGCAGAATTTTTAAACCCGGATGATACAAAAGATTTTGCTCCAAAATTTGAATTAGAGCTAGACAGGGAACAATCTGATCCACTCTCTGTAATGATTTGAGCGGCATAGCCAATAGAAAAGACAGATACTAATTGAGCAAACGCCTCATTTGATAGTTTAATATGATAATTTTGATATGCTGGCTTATATTTTGCTTTAGTATTTTTGTATAGATTTGCAACAACAGTTGAATCAACATATGTACCAGAGGTTTCATTATATAATACAAATGCCTCATTATCTTTCTGTAAACTAATTCCGGTAAAATCAGCAGCAACGAAGCTCCTAAATCCTTCTACTTTACTACCGTCTGCATGAATACCGCAAAGACCATAAGAAGATTTTAATGAAACTTTATTGACATAAGGTGATGAAGAAGCTGTCGTATCAGAAATAATACTTAGACTTGCCCCAAAAATAAACGGCAACGCAACTAAAGGTTTATTTGGGGTTTTATATTGTACTTCATTATCTGACAATATAGCAGATACGATAAATTGTCCATCATATCCATCTTGATTAACGCCACTTACTTGAATGGCGGTATCTACTGAAATACCTTCGGCTGGACTGTCTAATGTGGCAGTAATAACTTCAGTTGGAGTAACCCCATTTCCAGATCTTATACTGGTAATGCCAATCTGCTCTCCTCTTGGCCCAACTATTCTATATTCATCAATAACTGGCTGTATATCTACAGAAACTCCCCCAACATAGCTAACCGAATCGATTTCTTTTCCAGAACTTTCACCGTAAACAAGAGATACTTTTTCGTAATACTGCTGTAAATCAGTTCTAGTAGTGGTCAGATTAAGAAAGGTATCATCAATTTTTACGGGGTTAACCCCATCAGCATACTCAAATGCGGTCAATTTATGGTGAGAAAAATTAGGAGTAAATTTTTCAGTATTGTAATTTTTATAGCAAAATCCGTTAGGATCAGCGTCCCCGACTGTAAACCCGTAGAGAAAAGCCGCACCAGTTACCCTAAAGATAGCGGATCTTTCTATATTTTCGTTTCTTGGATCTGGGACGTATAGGGGTCGTATTGTGGTTTTTCTTAAATCACTTGCAACAATTGAAGTTCCTCTAGGGATAATTAGACCGCCATAAGCAGAATTAAGTAAAAATAACTTATTTGCTGGATCTGTAATGTCTAAAACAGTAGTTAAATCAAACTGACTTAGAGTTGTAGTGCTGCCGTTTCTTAAATATGCTGTGCCGTTATCCTGAATCGCAAGTCCCGGCCTATTGTCTACAAAGTGCTCTCCAGAATAAAGGACAATAGTACAGAAATTAAATCTATCATTTTCTAGGCCGATCTGATAGGAATATCTGGCCGCCTCTAATGCCGCCCTGTTTAGGGTCTTAAAAGGAGTAAATGGAGTTGATCCATCATTTGTAATAGAGTCTGACGCATCCAGGTTTTCTGGATTAACGTGTAAAATTTTTCCTCTTGAAGACTTAAGAAAATTCTCTAACCGACTTAGGGACATTATTATACTTAAACATATTTCCTTATGTTTATTTAGGCGGCATAATCGGTTGGAAGTTCTTCTGGATTTTCTATTTCTAGCTCAAACAGAAGCGGATGCATCATTTCTGCGATTAAATAATCTGATTTTTTAAAGATGTCCTCGGATTTTAACCTTTTATTAGAGTCTGCTTCTTTTATTATAGTCAGGTCATTTTTTTGATTTTCTTCCACTATATCGAATTCATAAGGAATGCCTTCAATATAATAAACTTTGGCCAAAGATGGTGTTTCTTTAGGGGCGATGTACCATCGATAATTACTTGATAACTTATAGCCCATAGAGCCACCCTACGTTTTAATTATTTATTTCTTCATTGTAATTTGCCGGGTTTAACCGGCAATATTCATTGAAGATGATTTTCATCTCTTTATTTGTTAAATTACAAGATGTTGCCGCATCAGGAAGATTTCTTCTGGCATAGAACAAATCTTCCATCGCTTTTCTGGTTTCAGGACGCATTTTTTTCTATTATGTTCCAGATTGTATAAATTGTATGATAATATTCGGGGTAAGGCATTTCTACTGAATCTTCGGGAAGAATTTCATTGATTACTTCCGCTATTGCGTCAAACTTATCAAGATTTGTTTTTTGTTGGTAAGATTCAAGAATTTGTTGTTTGTTAATAAAGCCTCGCATGTTATTCTCCATTTGTTGGCCTTATTATATTACCCCATAATCCATTAAAAATCTTTATTAATGGACAGTTTATAAACTGGCTACCTCTCCTTTCAGCTCTGCTAATTTTGCAGTTGCTATACATTCAACGACTGTCCAGTAAGCCTCTCCGCTGACTGGAAAATATTCCCGTGTAAAATATTCGGCCATATCTTCTTGTAATTTAAACAAGTCGTCATGTGTTTCTCTTGTCATATTCATGGTGTCATACCTACAAATTGTTTAATTGCGTTAATCTCAGTAAGAATGTTTACTCCCTGGACGGTTAAATTTCCAGTAGTTATTTCTACATTTCCATCAAAAGTTGCCTTTTTTTCTACATCAAGAGTCCCAGAAAGATCTAAATCTATAGAACCATCTTCATTAATGGTAAATGGGTCATTATTTTGTGGAATTTCTTGTTGGGGAAATTCATAAAATTGAAACTCTAAAAAAGTTGATCCGGTTCCTACAGTCATGTTATGAATTAATAGTGTATTCAGAATTATTGCCAGGATAATCAGAAGGAGAATTTCCTTCGTATTCTGGAATTAAGATATCTCCATCATTTCTCATTGCAAATACATGATAAAAGCAATTAATTGGAATAATACTTTTTGATTGCAACGTAATTTTTTTATTGGTTATGGTCTTGACCATAATATCTTGATGCGCCCCTATTGGGGTTATGCTGACCGTAATTGAATCAACATCTACAAAATCTTTCCAATAATCGGGAAGGGTTATTTCATTGGTGTTTTTTAACTTCCCTCTTATGTAGACATCATTTGAGGGGCCTTCTAAACAAGTGTGCCTCAGGCGCCAACCTTCTTTAGATGGATGTGGGATGTCAAAGTTTTTCTTATTTGAAAGTCGATGTGCGCCGCAAAATGCAGTAACATCTCCCTGAGACTGAACGCCTAGACCAGCTCTTACAAACCCACCAGCATTAATATCTATTGCAACATCAAGAAAATCATTAACAACCGCATTCCCCTTTACATGAAGAGAATAAGGAGAATGATTCCAAGCACCACATGCAACCAATACACCAGGATAAACTGCTGGGGGCGTATCAATATTATTATCTGGACCAACCATCAAGGTAGCAGTCTGTAATGGCCAAAGACTGGGAGAGCCAATGACAGCTGGACCCTCAATAGATGCGGCTCCCCTCACTTTTGCTGGGCCAACCCTAAATGGAACAACAGGAAACCCTGCCCCAACAACTAATTGATGAGATATTGATATATCGTCAAATTGAAATGCCATAGTTTTTAAGGGATATAAGCTGATTTAAAATTAAATTCAAAAGTAGATTCAAGTGGAATAGCCGTTTTGCTGTTCTGGGTCTTTGATGCCGCAGTAAGACCATTAATAAAATTGCTTGTAAGATTCATGGCAACGTTGGAAACAAGATTCATTGTGTATGGGGTAAAAATTTTAACTCCAACCGTTGCGTTAACATCAAAACTACCAGTCTTAACATTTACACTTTGATTTGAGTCAAGATTAATTGTTCCCTTTGTGTTGTCGGGACCAGTAGCCCGAATATCTATATCAAGAGCAGATAACCTGATTCTACCATTGGGGGCTCGTATTACAATATCACCGTTTTCAGAAAGAAGAAAAAACCCAATATCTTTTTGTGGAGTTTCAGTACCACAAAGAATTTCATAAGAACCCGGACATCTATTTAGTGTCCACCCTTTACGGTGCCCGTCAATATCAAACGTCATATAGTGCCTTGAATCATAGGCACCCAAATAAACACCAGACGTAACAGAAGTATTTAAATTATCGCTCTCCATATGAAGGCGACCAAATTGTATAAGCCCATCTTTATTTCCATAGGAAATTGTTTCCGGGTTTGTTTTTTGTCCACCCGCCAAAGAAAAATTTAAATTAGTTAAATTCATTTAATTTTCCAACACAATCAACAACATTTATAACAGGAGAACCTGGAGGGACTTCAAAAGGATCTACCGTATTATCTAGGCGAGTAAATGAATACACTGGGACAAGCAAGGCGTTTATCCCAGTCTGAGATTCAACAGTAATTACAGGATTATCCACAAATCCACACCCTTTAGCAATGAGACTAACTTCTCTTATGACTCCAAATTCATCAATAATTGGTTCAAACTTGGCTCCATTGTTTGGGTTTATTGTAATTACGTCTCCAGGTGAATAATTTACCCCACCATTTAATATAGCAAGATCTTCAATACAAACATACACTTGGTAAGTATTATTTTTACCCGAATCACGATTCGTTGTCCCTATCCCGGTTTTATTATCGTCATTTAAAATAACGCCAGTAAATCTAGATTTTCTTTCTAACTTTAAATTCACTAAGTTATTAAAAACAATAGAGAATTTTTCATCTTTTTCTACTTCAAGATCACCCTTCACATTTACCGTAATAGTTTTAACTTCCTCATCTGGCCTAAAAATAACTATACCCGATGGGAACTCTCCATTAACAAAGTCAGATGCCCTAGCAGGGGAGTTTCCAGAACCAACAATTTTCCAATTTGCAGAGCTTCTATTGCTTAGATTTCCGGTTCTTACTATAGTTATATCAAAAGAAGTTTTCCCCGAATTACCTTCTTTTTGTTCAATAAGATCAACCGAAAAGGAAATTGTTGGCGAAATATCTTGATTGTTGTTGTCCCCACCTTCTACATCATCTCCATCTGAAGGAACGCAATCTGGAGTAAGAATGGTTCCATTTTGTTTTATTCTAAGTTCTGTAAGTTGACCCTGCCCGTTTAAGGTCTGAACAACTTCACCTTGATTATTTAAAACTTCAACAACTGTTTTTCTTGGGAGATATATTCTTTGTCCTTCTTTAACCTTTACTTCTTTACCTGGTAAATAAACATCAGTGTTTATAATTGTATCGCACTTACCAGAAAATAGTGCTCCATCTCCTCCGGTTGACCCATCTGGGGAATTTAGATAATTAGACCCAGAGTCAATAATTACAACGTTAGAAACGAAATATTCATCCCCACTAGAACTTTGAGAATTTTCTTTGGGGTATTTTTCGGTTATGGCAACGGCTATGGCCCCGTTCCCTAAACCACAATCATCCACAATCCTAACATTTACTTGAGGGGTCTGGACAATAGCCGTCTCAGATCCTAATCCGACTGTTGTAGTTGTAGTATATCTGCCACCAGTTAATAAGTCAACCCCCATTATTTGCCCGGCCAGACCAACAACCACATTCCCAGATGCCGGAGTGCCAGTGCCCCCAAAAAAGTCTAGAGTAGGAGGTCCACAAAAAAGAGGTAGAGCACTGCAGCCAGGAATCAATCCTCCACCAAAAGCAGTGCCAGAGCCAACAAAGGCAAGTAGATTACTTGAAATACTTGAATTACTACCTAAAGGTTGGCGTACTAAAGAAGACCCATCCCAAAAGGACCATTCATCTAATATTTGGCAATCTAGATCTGGCTCACAAGAGAGAAATTCTAAAACTCCGATTAGAATATCAAATGCCTGGAATAGTAAGGTAGCCACATCAAGTATAACTCCAGAAATTTCTCCTAATGCCCCGAGAATTCCAGAAGTCAACTCACCCAAGAAACTAGAAATTAAACTAGAAATAAAACTTTCAGCTGCACACAACGGAGCATTTACATAATTTTCTACGGCCTGTTCTAATAAACTTTTAACTATCGCCAATAGAGCAGTAACAATTTTGTTGAAAACACATTGTATTGTGTCATTTACTTTTTTTGAAGTTTGTGCTGCGTTTGCTCTTAAATTAGGAGGAAGTAATTCATATAATTTAGTAAGCTCTTTATTTAATCTATTAACAATATACCCTCTTACTTTTGCTATTAAAGACTTAGCTAAACCTGCAATTAAATTAGTATATACGGTTATTAATGACGCTATATTAGAAGTTAAATTAGAAGCCGCCCCAATAAACTGCTGGGAAGCTCTTTTTGCTCTTTTTACTTCAAACAAAAAAGATTTTAACTGTTTTTGAAACCCCTGTAACTCACCAGATGGACCCTCACAATTTATGGTTTTAGGTGTAAAGAAACTTCTTTTGCCATCTTCTTTTTGATCCCAATGGCAAATAGTAGCCTGATGTGGACTTGTTGATTTTCCTTCAACTTCAACTGGTGAATTTGGACCTTCTAACCTGACATAAGAAGTTGAGACTGGAATAGATCTCCCAACCCCTTTAAACCCACTTCGGGGAATGAAATTTTCCTCAGGATTGCCGCCAAATAGTGGAACTCTAGGATCATTTGGAAGAACCCCAACGATAACAGGTTGAGTCCCGTAAATATCTTTAAAAAACCCAAAAACATACATCCCTTGCTTTATGTTCGGGGTTTGATGTGAGCCACCATGACCTGAACCCGCTGTTGTTGGAAGAAGGATCTCGGCCATCGGTAATTGGTCATCTGGAATATCTTTTACCTCTACATGTTTTCCAATAATCTGCACCTTACATCTTCTTGATGCCCCAGCAATATCATTTGTTAGGTGTATTTTATGCTCAAAGTTTGAATTTGCATGGTTTCCTATCCAGGTGGAATCATCAACTACTTGCCCAATCCACCCATAAAGTTGATTTAATCCTCCGGTTTGCGGGTCAAAGAATTGATTCATATATTAAATATTTTGCACTCTAGAGCACTAGGATTAAAGAAGCAAAATAGTTCTAGTGGAGTTGGATCTTTTTCAGATTCTGGATTGGCCATCTGAAATTTAAGGAGATCAGATAATTCAGTAGAGAGATGTCTTCGTCTCTGTGAACTAATCATTGGATCAGATAGTTCTCGCTCATTATTTTTGATGTGTTCAGATAATTTCATTTTTTGTAAATACTCTCTCTTGCAAGATTTAAAGTTGTGTAGTACCCATTTGCATGGATTCGATGCGCAACATCTATTACCATATATAGACCACTTTTTTTGTTGCTCACTATCTTATTAGCCTTAGATGATATTTCAGGGAAATCACATTCAATGATATCTCCAGCATGGATTCCGAAATCACCGGCTATCATTACAGAAAGCCTAATCGTAAATAAGTTATTGTATCTAGCACAAGATTGCCTGAGAATTTCATCCTCATTAAAATTCAACTGATTCAAAAACTTAAGTTGATCCTTTAAATTTGTTCCTGGGGGTAGAACTCCTCTATCGACAATCGATTCACTAATTCTCGTTTGGGTATTCCAAAAATCAAGATGTGACGCTATTTTAGGTGGCTCTAATCCACCTGTATAATTAGTTTTGAGTCGTTCTGTATCTGATTTATCATTGACTATTCTTGCATTGGTTATAAAGTCAAAAGTCTTTAACTGTTGTGTTGAGAATACACCGGCTTTCGCCATCTTGCTGATACTAAGTGAGCTATTAAAAGAATAAGAAAGTATTTTTCCTGTATAGCCAGGAGGAGTTGTTACTTTATCATTATAGATTAATTTCCTTTTTGCTGGATTTGTCCATAATTTATCAATAGATTTGAATTTGTATCCACCAAAAACTCCATCATAAAAAGTTTCATAGAAAAAATAACCAGCAAGATCGGCTTTTGCATTCGGGATATCTGGCACTGATTTTTTAGCAAGCCAAGGTATTTTATAAAATGGCTTATCATTATTACCAATAAACACAAACTCATTTAAAGTTTGATCAATATCTACAGGTTTTGTTGTGAATTCCTTTAAAATTCTAAAAACAGAATCAGATATTTTTCCTTCGTATCTTTTAGTTAGTCTGTTTTTTACAAAATCATTTGTTAAGTGCTCTTGTGAAGTAAAAGACAGATTTATTATTGTTTTATTAACTTTTTCATCTACAGAATCTATATTATCTGTAATTAATTGATAGTTATTCTTACATTCAAGAACCTGACCATAACCATCAATTACCTTAAACTCAAATTTTTCTCCCTCAACTAGATTTATATCATCTTTTTCCATTGCCCCAGTTCCAGATTTATTTGATCTGTATCCGGTGTCTACGAAAGAAAGAGTTGCCCTGGTTGAATAATCTAAAATACTTTCATAGAGCATCATTCCAAGAAATCCATCAGTTAAATTAAGATCACCTGAGTAATTAGATATTAATTTTAGTTCTTTTATCTGGCCTTTTCCGCCAGCAGCAGCTAAATTAGACATTAGGTTAATTTTATATCAGTATTACTTATTGACGGAATGGGATATGCAACAACATCGGATGAAACAGGAACTGGAATTGGTTTGGGATATATTAATGGTTGAAATGCTATTTCACCTTCCTGAGATCCTAATTGTTCATATGACGGATATTTTTGGTCGGGTAAAGTTGGTGAAATTTTAGAAAAAGAAATTTTTTGATTTTTTCTTATTTTTTGAATTTCTCTAATTTCTTTTAATATCCATTCGTTTTTTCCTCTTCCTACTTGTATTTCTACTATATTCCCCTTTTCATCTAGGGTTCGTATTTTATTATCTTTAAAATCAACATAATACGTTTTACCTTTAATCATATAAGGTTCCCCTTCTGGGATATTAAGGCCCAGAAGGTTGTTAAGTTGTTGGTGTGTTGGAGGTTTAGTCTGTTGAGTGGGTCCGGGAGGTTGTTGTCTTTGTGATTGCTTTCTACGCTCGGTTTCAAATTTATTTTTTTGCTCTGCGGTCCATTTTTTTTCAACAAAAACTCCTTTATAATTAATATATCCTTCTTTACCATCTTTTTTTGCTAGTTTTTGCACTTCTGTTGGTCTAACATTTCCACCAAATCTAAAGTAGTTATCTGCTAATTTATGAGGATCATTTAAATCAGTCTTACCCCGCCAGACCTCAAAATGTAAATGCGTATCCGTACTACGTCCTGTGTTTCCAACGATTCCTATAACTTGTCCCGGAACTATGTCTTGGCCAACACTTACTTTTATACTTCCTGCTTTCAAATGAAAATATTTTGATGTAGTACCATCATTATGATCAATTACAACTATATAGCCAGCGTCCCCTTCCAACCCAGCAGCAACTACTTTTCCCGGTTTAATAACACTAATTGGCTGATGATCTACCCCGGCTCCAGCATAATCGACTCCCCGGTGCATTCTACCCCATCTCCATCCTCTATGACTTGTTATAAGGCGCGTACTTGGGAGAATGCCACCCTCGACTAAAGTTTCAATATTTCCACTTGTCACGGTGGCATCAATCGCTCCAATTTGACCGGTTAATTTTACATTTTGGGACTGTTGAAAAACATGGTTGCCAACAGCGACTTCTCTAGTATTAAATGGTCTTGATGTCCGGCTTCTAGCATTGGAAAATCCTACAGCTCTGGAAACATAATCTGCGTCAACTTCACTTAATCTTCCTATTGAAATCAGATTGGCTCTAAACTTTTGCGGATCATTGCCTCCACTTTGAATTGCAGCAGCTAATGCACTTTTCCCCTCAGATGAACTAGTTCTATCAAAATTCCCATCTTTATAAGGAGAAAATTGATTGCCACTTCCTTTACCTCCTGCAAATAAAATATCTTTTATAGTTACTTGATCACTAGTTTTACCAGTTATGTTAAATTGGCTTGGTGAAGTCCCAGATTTTATTAATCTATATCTATTTAAAATTACCGCCAATACCCCGGCTTTACCTAATGCAGACTCGCCTCTAGACTCGGCAGCAATCATTCTACCTAATGCATCAACATCTTCTGGACTAAAACCATCAATATCTATAGTGCCTATGTCGCCTTCTGAGGTTGGAGAAGAAGGCGTTTCTTCTTTACTCTTTTTATTAATTTCTTCCTGAATTCGGTTGATTGCCATATTTACTTTTGGCTCGACAATCTTCCTTACCATATCCTCAAGATCAATTTTTGCAAACTCTTCCGGTTGAGTTCTACCGTAATCGACCAAATACTTAATACCGGCTGCAAATTGAGCATAAGATTTCTTTTCTATCTTCTGACCCAATGCAGAATCAACAGATGCGCCCATCAAATTACCAACACCTAAAATGTCATTCATCGTTGGTTTTTTATATTCTTCAGATGTCCTCACTAGAGCATCAAAACCACTCTTCTTATCAGGGCTAAAAAAGGAAACTAATGGAACAAAATCAAGAAGACCAGCACCCTTTGAATCATATAATTCTTTAACCCGTTTAAAACCACCTACGTCTTTACCTGGCGCTGTTTTTTGCTGGCTTATAATTGGTTTTTGTTTTAGGGGTTCTTTTTTCTGGGGGGTAATTCCGCGAGTTACGGGTGACCGTGGGTCAATTCGTTCTTGATTTAAATTACCCCCAGCATTAAACCCACGAATGACTCCCCCAGTATAAACTCCTTGTACATTTGTTGATGTTGATAAAGAAGGGGTTGGTTGTAATTTTTGTGCAGGAGGTTTCGGAGCATCATCTACTTTAGGTAGAGGTGGCATTTGAGGGATATTATCAACTGAGTTATTTTTTGGTAACTCAGTTTTGGCTCGATCCAACTCATCTTTATCTACTGAAACCCCCAAAAAGGAATTTACTAATTCAATGGTTCCACCAAATACACCCTTTAATAGTGATAAAGTTTCATCAAATTGTTTATTTACACCAGTAACATTTTTCTTTATACTTGAAGATATTTCATTAAACTTATCTATAGCATCAAAACTGACCTTCAAAAAGGTAGCAAATATATCAATCATATTTTTGAGAGTTCCACTAACAAAGCCAATTAACCCTTCTATTAACGGGAGTATTTTTGTTAACTCTCCCATTATAGGCTGTAGTCGAGTAAAAAGCCACCCCAAAAATGTAAAGGTTACAAAATCCCTGATTAAATCTAAGGCATTAGTTGGAGGTAGTTTTATAATATTACCGAAAATTTTAGGCCCTTCTATTTTTGGTTTTCTTTTTACAGTATCAGTTGGCTTTATTTTTTTCTTTTGTTCTTCGGTTTTTTTATTTAAATTAAGAATACCCGTTAATAAATTTTCAATTTGGAATATTTTATTCCTAAATGAAAATAGAGATTTGGTTAGGGGGCTTTGGTTTATTCTAGTTGATATTCTATTAGAATAATTTGCCGATTCATCAACAAACTTCCCTTTACTATAAGGTGTCTTGGGATTTCTAATGTTTACCTTTCGGTTAAAAAATTTAGATGGGTCCATTAGACAATTATCCCGTAAATATCACACAAGATTTTTCTAGAGGATGCTGCACTTGAACTAGGGCAAGTAGCCCCAAATACTGGAAGCTGCGTTCCAGACCCTGCAGATGAGCCAACCGTATCCTGTCCCATTGTAATTGGAGGCAACATGATTGGCTCCTTTCTTCTTACCCTGGAAAGAGGCTCCGGGGCATTAAGTGTAGGAGAAGCTCTTAATATTTGAAATTGATTGGGACTCTGATAAACAGTAGAAGTAGATCTGGCTAAACTATCATAAGGCTTACTATATGAAGTCTGGTCTATTTTTCTTATGAACTTACCAGAACTTTCATATCTTCTCATTTGGGGAATAAAAGGTTTACTCACTGACCCCATTGACATAGATCTAGGAGCCTTATATGAACTGCCCATAGAAGGGAAACTTCTACTAGAAATCGACATTGGCGATTTCATAGACATATTAGGCATGTTACTTCTCATCCGCGTTGGCTGTCTCATAGACATATTATTACTAATATTTAAATTAGTTGATCTATTAGTAATATTATTAATTGAATTAATATTCATTGAGGGCATTTTTCTAGTGCCTGTCATTGAGGGCATATTGCGCATACCCCCAACAACCCCACCTGATTTCATTGCTTTTATTCCGGTTGTTATATTAACAGGTTTATTAGCATTAGGTCCGGTGTTTAGCTTTAATGGATCTATTCCTAAGGAAAGTGCATTTTTTACACCGGCCTTATTGAGTACAACTTCTCCTGGTTGAAGAACAGCAGTCCCTCCACCCATGACCGGGAATGCTTGAGTATCTTTCCCGGCGCCAGATACTTTTACCCCATCTTTTTCCGTTACTAACCCAGAAAAAATTTGTCCTCCGGTAGAAAATGAACCAGGTCCCCCACCAGACATTGCGCCAGCGGCAAAACCAAACGCATTAGAAAGAACTTTACTTAATTCCTCTTGACTCATCCCGAATCTTATATTTTTTTTATAACCTTCTGGATCAAGATCTCTATAAAGATCTAATGCGACTGCTCCCCATCCAGCAACAGGTATTCCACTAGCATAAGAAATGAGTGCTCCCTCAGTATCACCAGATAATAATCTTCCAGTCCCTTCTATTCCTCCAATTGCTGCTCCTAAAAATGGAATTAATGATGCTAGACGCTTACCTCCAATTTTTTCTGTTACCTTAGAAATAGGACCAGCTCCTGCTATTTTTGCAAATATGTTATCAGATCCTTTTACTACATCTCCTGTTATTTTATTACTGGCAGATCCTTTGCCTCGTAAAAACTCAAAAATTGAAGCCGCTTTTCCTACAGCTTTACCGCCACTGGTTGTAATAGTAGAAGGTTTTCTACTAGCAGCTTTAGCAGCCGCTTTTGTTGCAGACCCACCCTTCTTAAATATAAGTTTATCAATAAGAAGTTTTAAGGATCTTAATGTTTTAGCTGTCCCAATTAAAAATTGAACAGTACCTAAAATAAACCCACCCAAAGGAGTCAAAAATAACAAAGAAAGACCCAGAATAGCCGGCCAGGCCATTTTTAAGAATTTACCTAAGGCATCAACTTTTTCTGAATTTTTTGGATCATTTACCCATTTAATAATTTCAGTAAAAGCCCTACCTAAAAATGTGTAAACAATAAAGTTAATAATTTTATCAATAATAGTTTTAAATGGAGAGAGCATTTTCTCTGCACCGGCTTTCATCAATGCTCCACCTGGAATACCACCATCCTTCTCCTCCATTTCTTGCTCTTTCTTAAGGCGAGTGGCCGACTCATTGGATCTTCGATCCATATCAAAAACTCGTTGGCCTAGTTTTAACTGTGAAGAAAGAACCTTGGCTATATTTGTAAGAGACTTATTGATATTTAATAGTATATTATTGCTTATATTAGAAGACTCTGCGGTTGGTCCCGGTCTTGTTCTAGTTTGTGGTTGCGCTCGGGTAGAAGGGCTAACTAGAGTTGTTAATGATGGTCTTGGTGGAGGGGGTGGGGGGCTAACTTCATCATCTTCAATTACTCCCCTTTCTCTCTTTCTTTGATATTGCTGAGTTTCAACCAGAATTTGTGTCTTTGCTTCTGCTTTTTGTCCGGTTAAAGATTCAACAACAATATAAAGATCTCTCCGTCTTCTTATATCTTCTACTTCTATTGAACCACTTAAAGAAGATCTTGTAGTTACCCCTGGAATATTTGTTCGGGCTATTCGTACTGCATTTTTAGAGTTCCATGTTAATGTCGCGGAATCACCTTTTTGAACTCTTTTTTTATTTGCTTCAAGAGTTACTTCTGGTGGTTCTTTTTTTGCTGCGGCAGCCGGGATTGGATCGAGTAGAGGTCTAGCCGCTTGAGTTCTAGTATTTTTTTTCTCGCCTTCTATTAATTCGTTTAATTTTAATAAATCATCGAACTCTTTTTTTAATTTTTTGTGTACTACACCAACTTTATTTTTTAAATTATCTTTGGTTAAAGTTTCAACTTCTCTATCAGTTAATATTTGAGTTTCTTGTTCAAATAAAGTACCAACATATTCAACAGCCGCAGCGTAAAGATTAGAATTTTTTCTTATCTTTAATGGTTTTAAATTCTTATCAATAAAAGCTTCGGCCAGAAAAAAATTCTCCGGCCCTAGTATTTTTCTTAGTGATTCTAATTTGCTTTTAACTGACATTTATTGTGATAAGGATTTTTGTTTTTGTTCTTCCTCTTCAATATGTTGATTCAACATTATTACATAAAGTTCGCGTTCAAAAGGCATAAAATTTTCTATTTCGGCTATTGACCATTTGTGAAATTGGGCCAGGCTAAAATTAATTTTATAATAATTCATTAAGTCAATATGACTTAAACTCAACCGAAAAAATCTGATAACCCTGCCAAAGTAATTTCACTTTCAACTTTAGTTTCTGGATTTTTAATCTTGATCTTATGCTCTAACTTAGGCATAGTTTCAAAGAACTTTTCAATCTCACCAAATTGGGTTGAATTGAAATTTTCTATAAAATCCACAATTTCTTTGAGTGTAACATCAGCAGATGTCCAAACTTCTTCTTCACTGTAAATTGTATCCACGCAAGAAGCAATTAGTTCAATAGATTGTTCTAACTGATTTTTTCTGTCGTCAAAACTAAAGTTGGACTTAATAAATTGCTCCAGAGATGGATATTTCATTTCCATCATTAGTGTATCATTGATCTTTATTTTGTTTGTGTGGGTTGGATCTTTTTTGATTTTAATTTCATCAATAAAAATCTTTGTTTTTACATATGTTTCGCCATCATCTGGACAAAGAAGTTGTAATTCAATTTCTTCGCCTACGGCTTTACCGCGAATATTAAGAAAGAGATATTCAATATCAAAAGTTGGTAAAGTTTCAATATCTAAATTTTCACCTTTTACACAACTAGAAAGTACATTTTTAACCGCGTTAGACATTTCCGAAACATCTTCAGACTCAAGAGCAAGAAGAAGAACTTTTTCTTCTTTTACAACAAACGGGCGATACTTTACTTTTTTTCCATTCGATGGAAGTTCAAGAAAATATTCAGGGGCATTAATAACGGGAAGAGGCATTTTAAAAATTATGAAGAATAACTATGATATTATTTAGTGCCTATACGTTAGGTTATGGTCTAGAAGTAGGTTGAAGTGGGCCAGTCTCAGTAGATAAAACATATCTCAAATAAGAAAAAGATACTGTATATTTTAACAATTGAGAAGACTCATAAGAAACTGGGGTTGATGCAATTGAAAGAGGAAACGCACCAATAAAGTCATATTTTAAATATTTTCGGCTTGTGTTATAATCTTTCTCAAATTTATAAATGGTTAAAGCCTTTGCTATGTAATCTTCAGGGAAATTGACCCGGTAGAAATAATTAGTTGTACTTTGATCATTTAAACTATCTTCCCCGACGATATAAGAAATCCAATTTTCAAAAAATAAAATAACTGAATAGTAATCTCCCGCTCCCGCTCCAGAATTATCTACATAAAAAGAAAAGTCTGCACGGTTATCATATGATCTTCTATATGCATAATTTTCAGTGACGCCAGTATAAGAATCAGTTAAAGTGGCAGTTTGTAATGTTGATCCTGGAAGAGAAGCATCACAGCAACTTATGTTTATTTTTTCTTCGATAATTGGTGTTATATTAAGTTTACGGCCTCGAATGAATTTTTTTACATTTTCTGGTGGAGTAAATACGCATTCAAAATGGCTGGTTGTAGCAGGCCGCAAAAGTTTAGATTTAATTTCCGATAAAGTTCTAATTTTTGGGGCCATTTATAAATAACTATTGTTAATAAGTATTTATTATACCTTTGACCAATTATCTTCAGGGATTATTTAAACCAAAAAATCCACAAAAATACATTGGCGATATAAACCAAATTGTATTTAGATCTTCATGGGAATTAAGAGCATTCAAATGGGCTGATGAAACTGAGAGCATCCTAGAATGGTCATCCGAACCATTTCCAATAAAATATTTTGACTATTCGACCAATAAAGTTAGAAGATATTTCCCTGATTTATTTCTAAAAATAAAAAACAAAGAAGGAGTAATTGAATCTTATATTGTAGAAATAAAACCCGAAAAGCAAACAATACCACCGAAAAGAGGAAAAAAGAGAACTTCTACTTACTTAAATGAAGTTGCTACGTATGAAAAAAATATTTCTAAGTGGAATCAAGCAAAGCAATTTTGTGAATCAAATAATATACTATTCAAGGTAATAACAGAAAAGCAATTAGGAATCTAAAATGGGAATTTTATCTAATATTGCAACAAGAGCCTGGAGTGCTGTTGGTAAAATTTTAACTTATTTTGGTCGCTTAGCAGATGCAAAAAGAAGAAAAATTGACAGCGATGAACAGAGAATTGTTTTTCTTGCAAAGCAGCAAAAAAGAGATCCAGAAGAATTTGTAGATTATAAAACAGCAAGACAGGAAAAAGAAAAAATAAACAAGCTCAAGGAGCTTTCAGAAAATATTCCTAGTGGATATGATCCAAATTATTATTTTAAAACTTTAATTACAGTACTAGCTACTCTAAACAGAACTTCTCAATCTTTCCAGTTAAATCAAATTTATACATTTAAATATGTTGGAAGAACCCCAGAATGGTATGACCTAAATCCTGTTGTTTTGGTCACAAGTGCTAGTGGTTTATATTTTGAGGGAGTTAATTTCCATTGGAAAGACGCGCCTTCTTATGTTGAATCACCTTTTAGAAAATATAGATTCGACAGAGTGCAATCAAAGTTCTACAAAATTAATCCAGATGAACTAGATTATGTTTTAAAAATTCCAACTTTTTATCCGATTAAAGTAAATAAATAATTAAAATATAACAAATAAATGGGCGAAAACAACGAAGGTTATTCCCGAGAATTTTTACTGAATAACAAAACATACAGAGTAAAAAAAGAAGGATCGATCATTGAAAGAAAATCTGGGGAAAATTGGGTAAATATCGGCACTATGAGCCCAGGTGGCGGGCTAAGTCCAACTAATGATGCCACGGAACAAGAGGTAAAAAATTTTGAGAGCCTTGTCAAAGAAGGTAAAAAAGCAATCGCGGGACCAACTGCAACTGAAGAGACTATTGTTTATCGGGGAGTACAAGATCCAAAAACAAAAAAAACAACCCCATTTAATACAATAAAAGTATATCCAAAAAACATGAGTCCAAAACAAGATAGGATGGAATTTAGTGTTTGGCAATATGCAGATAGGACAATACAAAAAACAGTGTCAGATGCTATTGCATTTGGTAGTACAAGAAGAGCCACTGCAGAAACTGGCTATAATCGGGTCACCTCAGCTGGATTCGTTTATTTACCTATTAATAAAGTTGCTGATACAAATTCAGTTGATTGGCAAGAGGATCGGATTAATGAATTACAAAGACAGCTGGCTAACATATCTTTAGGGGTGTCGTTGGGGTCTGGTGACAGGCAAGGGGTTGAAAATGAAGTAGGGGGGTTTGATCCTTATACTAGATTTGCCACAGGAACCCCGGCTGGTAATCTCATACGAACATTTCTTGCAGGGCAGGCGGTACAAGTTAATAATCTTTTAACTCGTGCAACGGGTAGTACATTAAACCCCAACCTAGAGTTGCTTTTTAATGGTCCGCAATTAAGACAATTTTCTTTTTCATTTGATTTATTCGCAAAAGGAACACAAGAAGCTACAATTATTAAAGATATAATTTATTTTTTTAAGGCATATATGGCCGTAAGAGATACGATAGGGGATATCGGTCAATTTGGCCCGTCAACTGAAAATCAACAGAGTACGTTAGAACCACAAACTTCTTCTGTGGGTGTATTTTTAAATTCACCCTATGTGTTTAGAGTTAAATATATTAAAGGAAATAAAGATGATAAATCAAAAGAAATTACTGGCCCGGAAAATTCCATAGAACATCCCTCAATCGGGAAAATAAAAATGTGTGCTCTTCAAAGTTGCACTGTAGATTATACACCGCTTGGAACTTATATGACTTTTAATGATGAGTCGGATCCAGAGGCAACAATGGTCATGTATAGAATTACATTGCAGTTTAAAGAGCTGACTCCGATTTATGCTTCTGATTATGAAGGCACTCACCCAATAGGATACTAATGGCACATTATTTCAGCTACGTTCCAAATCTTGAATATGTCAACCGCCTCCCTAATGCTAAAATAAGCGAATATACTCAAATAAAAAACTTTTTTAGAAGAGGGAAATTATTTGAAGAATTATTCGATAATTTAGCATTTTTTACAAAATACAGTATTATCGGCAATGAAAGAGCGGACAATATTGCCTCAAAGTTTTATGGGGATCCCACACTAGATTGGGTTATTTTTCTTTCTAATAATATTATAAATGTCCAAGAGGAATGGCCGCTGCCTCAGCAAACATTTGATAAGATTATGTTGCAGAAATATAGTTCGTATGAAGAGCTTTACAGTGGTATTCATCACTATGAAACTCTAGAGATAAAAGATTCTATAGGTAGAGTTTTATTAGAAGCAGGCAAACAAATAAGTCCAACGTGGAGTACAAATGGAAACTATGTGGAAAATAATGGCGTGTATTATTTTGGGTTTTATGATAGTGGAATACAACAAGACGTTTTAGTTCCATCAACTGACTTTATTGCCGAAGTAACTAATTATCAATATGAAGTCAGAAAAGAAGAAAAGAAAAGAGATATTTTTATTCTTAAACCAATATACTTAAATGTATTGTTTGAAAATCTTGAAGAAATTATGACTTATAAGGAAGGTGGAACTCAATATATCAACAGGAAACTAAAACGCGGCGAGAATATAAGAATTTTTGAATATTAAAAAAGGCCC